CGGGCTTTAAATGCCCCTTAGAGACACGAATACCCCCCGACCTAGTAGAGATACTAGGAAGGGGGGTCTTTTGCTGTTTATCCACCTGTACTGTAGAAGCCTGTACCCTTAAACCGTATAGCAGGTGGGGTGTACACTTTATCCATATAATTACCGCATCTATCACATGCGGGGCGATCAACAGAATCAAATGCCATGTGCATTTCTACATTGCTATCACATGGGGTGCAAACAAAATCATATCTAGGCATAGCGGAAGTGTATCATATGTGCTACTCTCCCGCTGCGGGTAACCGTGGGGCAGAAACTTCGATTGACGGGTGACGGCAAAAGCCTAACCAACCTCCTAACCACCATGATTTATTATGGGGGGTGGGGGGGCATTTCTTGATTTCAGGGTTCAGGCATCATTGGATTGGCGCCAGCCAATAGGGTGTGATAGTGTTCAGCCATGAACGAATTACCTAAACATATCTCCTATTCATCTCTGGGTACTTACCTAGAATGTGGATGGAAGTATAATTTAACTAAACTCCAAGGTGTACCTGAGAAACATGCTGTCTGGTTTACAGGTGGATCTGCTGTCCACAAGGCTACTGAAATGTGGGATTTAAATCCTGCTGATTCATCATTCATCTGGAATGAAGCATGGCACAATCAAGTTAAAGAAGATGAAGAACTTAATGGTGACATGAATACATGGGAATTTGCCAAACGCGAAGATATGTCTTGGTGGTATGGTGAAGGTCTATGGATGCTTGATCGTTGGATTACCTTTAGAAATAACGGGTGGAATATCTATGAAGACTACATCGAGAAACAGTATGAAATTCCTTTAGTAGATACTGTGGTTAAGATGGCTATCGACCGAGTGATGACGGATTTTGATGGCAATATAGTCCTTTTAGATATTAAGACAGGGGCGTCATCTCAGAGACATCCACTTCAACTTGCTACCTATGCGTGGGCTTTACGCAAAAATGGGGTAGAGGTGGACAAGGCTGGTTTCTGGGATGCACGAACTGGTCAAGTATCTACATGGAATCTTGAACACCTTGCTACTGAAGAGGTAGAACAAATTTATTCAGAGTTTGATAGAGCACGTAAGGCTGAGATCTATTTACCTAATCTATCCAACTGTGGCAGATGTGGCGTGCTATCATACTGTAAGTTTATGAATGGTAAATACACCAAAAAGGAGAAAAACAATGGCTAATGCTAACTTCCAAGTTAGTAGTAAATTATCAGATGGTCGGATATTTTTGATCGCTGGTAATACCGCTGATGAGTTCAAGGTAAACTTGACTCAGATACTGGGTGATGTCGGGGCTGAGGGATTAATCTCAACCATGGCAACATCATTAGAGGGGGTGCCGATGTCATACGCGACAGCGGTGGGGAACCTCGCTCAAGGACTAGGTGCAACACCATTACCTAGTTCAACTCAAACTTTCACCCAGAGTACTGGTCCTACGGGACGGACCTGTAAGCACGGTGAAATGACAAAACGTACTGGGGCAGGCGCAAAGGGACCGTGGAAGGCATTTATGTGTCCTTCACCTAAGGGAACACCAGACCAATGCGAACCAGCATGGATCCGCAGAACCGATACAGAATGGAGCACGTTCTAATGAGTCACTTAATTAGTAAGTTGAAACAAAAAGAAGTATACATTACGGCAGTAGTTACTGCTGGAATAATTACTCTAGTTAATTATCTGGGTTAATTAGTGAGAACCTTAGCCCGAGCCGTAGGTAGTAAAGATATTGGTGGCGAACCATTGCCATCAGTGTTTCGTACCTTTGATGTCAATAAAATTGTCATACGTCGGGCTGAGGTCTCTATGATTGCAGGCACTCCAGGAGCAGGTAAATCAACACTTGCTCTTGCTATTGCCCTTAGAACTAATGTACCAACACTATACATAAGCGCAGATACAAATGCCCACACTATGGCTATGCGTTTACTATCAATGATTTCTGGTCAACCACAATCAATGGCTGAACAGATGCTCATAGAAAATGTTGATCAGTCTCGGAAAACTATCAACGACAATTCAGGTCATATATTTTGGTCATTTGAATCAGCACCAACTTTGTCTGATTTAGATATGGAAGTATCTGCATTTGAAGAACTATGGGGTTGTCCACCAACCTTAATCGTAGTCGATAACTTAATGGATATTGCTAACGATGGTGGTGAAGAGTTCGCTGGAATGCGATCTACAATTAAAGAACTGAAATATCTTGCAAGAGATACTAATGCTGCGGTTCTTATCCTTCATCATACGAAGGAATCTTACGTTGGTAATCCGTGCCAGCCTAGATCAGCGCTACAAGGTATGGTTGCTCAATTACCAGCCTTGATATGTACAATCGGTAGTAATGCTCCTGGTTATATTGCTATTGCACCTGTTAAAAATAGGTACGGTAAAGCAGATCCAAGTGGAGATACATCATACTGGTTACAATTTAATCCTGAAGTGATGGAAGTTTCTGATATCCCTGAAAGAATATGAGTGCTAGAGATATCTGGGAATTAACTCCAGATTATAAAGAGTCCATGGATATTCGCGGTGAACCTACCAAGATATGTCCGTGTGGTTCTTTTGTCTGGAAACTACTCGTCGAATGGGATGACGATAGTGATACAATAAGTTCATACTTTATCGATATGGAGTGTGCTGTCTGTGGGACAAAGGCAACAGCCCCAACAGAGGAGAGACTATGAAAAAACACAACCCGAGATACATAACGATGTGTTTTGTGGTTTTTGTGGCTTTATCGCCGCAAAATGCGGTTGCGATTACTTTGGTCCCAACCCCTACAAAATCTAAATGTATTGAAATGAATCTAACAATTAATCAAAGTAAAAATTTGGCTAAAAGTTATGCTCAGATGGTAATTAAAAAAGAAGGTTGGAATAAAAAAGAATGGGAATCTTTACTATTACTTTGGAGTAAAGAATCGCGCTGGGATTACACAGCAGATAACCCTACATCTAGGGCATACGGAATACCCCAAATTATCGGAATGGCCGAAGATACACCCTTAACTAAGCAAGTTGATTTAGGTATAAAATACATCAAAAAACGGTATAAAACGCCTACTTTGGCGCTTAAACACCACTTACGAAAGGGTTGGTATTAAATACTAAATGGCTAACAAGAATGGTCGCAAAGGTTCTTTGTTCGAGACAACTGTACTTAAATGGTTGCGCTCTAAAAGTGTAGTGGCTGAAAGATTAACTAAGGCTGGTGCTAAAGACGAAGGCGACATTGTTGTTATGGTCAATGGTAAAACATATATCCTGGAACTCAAGGCGACTAAAGCACTTAAGTTGCCTGAGTTCTGGAGTGAAGCAGTTATCGAAGCAAAACATTATGCAGAGGCTCGTTCGCTGAGCGTAACACCCCCTTCGTATGTTATAATTAAGCGTAGGATGGGTGGTATTAATCAATCATGGGTGGTGGAAGATCTTGACCAATGGATTCAGAAAGTCACAACGTGTAAATGTACTACCGATTAAGGAAGTATTAGAATATTATGGAGCAAAAGTTCCTGAAAGAAATGGATGGAGTAGTATCAGATGTCCATTCCACGATGACACACATAGATCAGCAACAGTCAATATTAGAGAAAATGTATTTTGTTGTTTCGCCTGTCAAGTTAAAGGCGATACTTACAGAATTATTATGGACAAAGAGGGGATAAGATTTAATGAAGCAATCAAGTTTGCAGAAAGAATCTCTGGGCAAAGCAGCAAAGTATTACGCAGCAGCGATACACGAAGCAGAGGATTACCTCGCAGAACGGGGGATTACTCTGGAAGTAGCGAAGAAAGTGGGCTTGGGCGTCGTACTAGATCCAATAACGGGTCACGAACAGTATGAAAATAGGCTTTCCATTCCGTATATTACACGTTCGGGCGTGGTTGACATCAGGTTTAGATCCTTGGATTCCCAAGAACCGAAGTATATGGGGTTGGCTGGCGCGAGTACACATCTCTTTAACACTAAGGCCTTTTTCAAAGCGTCGTCATATATTTGTATTTGTGAAGGTGAGATTGACACGATTACGTTGGATTATGTTTGTGATATACCTTCGGTGGGGGTACCAGGCGTGAACAACTGGAAGAAACATTACACTAAATTACTAGCAGA